CAGAAATAAAATCCTTCCCGCCATCCGGAGTTACATCACAAGTTATAATAGGCAAATCGTGGCGATTGTTTTTTATATATGCAGGTATTCTTACAAAACTTTCAAAAGGATTTTTTACTATTCCTACTGTTCCATTTACCAGCGCATCACCATCTTCATTAAGGTCGTCCCAGTAGTTTCTCTTGCAGATGATCCTCTCACCAGACTGAAGAACTCCGTCATATCCAAGCAATCCACGCATCTGGTTATTTACTCCATGGCGGGTTGCATTAGTTGCACAAAGGATAGTATCCGCCCAAGTAAGATGACCTGTGCTTAATTCTTTACGGGGAAGTACTATTACTTCTTTTCCTTTTGTGAACGGAATAGGCTCTCCATTTCTGATTTTCATAGTGAGCTGTATAATCTCTGACTCAGCTGCCTGACGCATAACCTGGTCTAAGAATACATGAGCATGCTGAAGATAATCATGACTCTCATTCTTATCTATCTGCGGGAGCTGGCCTGGATCTCCAAGGAAGATCGCGAACAGTTTGTGTTTGAGTAGCATCTCAATCATAGACTTAGGTGCCATAGAGATCTCATCTACTACTACAATATCATACTCTACATTCATCTTCGGTCGTCTGATAAATCCGCCACCCGGTTTAGGTATAGAATCATAAAGCAGCTTGTGAAGAGTCATCGCATTCTTATTCCCCTTCTTACGAAGTACTTCCGCAGCTTTACCTGTGTAGGAGCAATATGCGACACTATCTTCACTCACGTTAAGTGCCGATATGATGTAACGAACTAGAGTCGTCTTTCCAGTTCCAGCATATCCGGCTATGGTCACGTACTTTTCACCATTCTTATATCTAGTTAATGCTTCTGCCAAACCTGCTTCTTGTTTCTTCGTTAATTCCATCGTTATCTTCCTCTTCCTTTATTTTCTCTCTTACTTCCATTAATGCTTTACCCAACAAGTTCTGAAAAGGTTTATTCATACATTTTGGGCACTCACAATGTCCCCAAATATTATCATGCCAACTTGTTGTATTTTCTTGTATATCATTATCTCCTGTACTGAGCAGAATTTCTTTAATATCTTTATTCTGTGTAAACTTTGCATAGCAAACGTCTACCATTAAACCATATTTAACTTCTTCCCAGTCCTTTCTCAACTTTACTCGCCTACCTGACGATTTAGCCTGGGAAGGATTTTTAGTCTGAAAAATTTTCTTTGTAGACTCAATTATACACTTTTGAGCCTGCCATGCAGCCTCGCTATTTGTGAATTTCATTCCATCAAACTCAACAGGAGCGAGATAAAAGTTGCTAAAGCAACCATATTTACCATCAGTTTTTGAAAACTTGATTACCATTTATTCTCTCCTTTTCTTTTTCTATAAATATTATATCATAAATTTTTTAAAAAGTAAAGCGGAAGATGATTAGTCTTCCGCTAAATCCATTCAAAGTTACAACAATAATTATAACAGTTAGGCATTATTTCTGTTATAAAGAAATCTCTATTTATATGCCTATCAATTTTTGCTTTGTAGTATCTTTGACCTCTTATATTGCTACTGAAAGGGATCCTTATCCAATTATCTCCATTGTTAAGAAGGAAACCACTTTTAGTCCGAATTTTTATATTCTCCATATTTTGATCTACAAAACGTTCCCATTTCCAATCATATGGAGTAAAATATCCGCAGCAAACTCTTTGGTTGCCGCAAGGATAAGATTGTCCTTCTTGATTGTTAAACATATTTAACACTCGGTTAGCTTCATCACGAGTTATGTATTTATCTGGATTAAAATACATATGCGCAACCTCCAACTATTTCCATATCCTTTATCATCAGCTGTGGGGATACATTACCCATCCATTCATTGGCATTGCACTCAGCTACAACGTTGACCTCTACGTATCCGTTCTCTGAATATAGTTTATCGTATTCTTCATCGGGGGTTCTGAATTTAATCATCGCCACTCCGTTGGGAAGTGTAATTTTCATAGTGTTAGAAGCCATCATAGTGAGCTGTGACTTAGTTATTTGTAGTCCCTTGATTGCGACTAAGGCTGGTTGCATATCTTTGCCCCAATATTTATCCATGTTTGCAATATCAAGGATTGCTTGAGGATCCACGTCCGCAGGTCTCCACAGATAGTCTACATAGTAGATCGGCTCATTTGGCATATCTTTCAGTATCTCGTCAGTTTTCTCCAAGAACTGATAAATATTTTCACCAAAGACTTCTCCTTCGTTTTCATCATTTTTACCTGCGGTGATGCCTAACCCGAAGGCGCCTTGGTGTCCGATAGTGTAATCAACAACCCCAGTCGATGCGCATATATCCTTGAACTCTGTGATACCAACTGCATCACAACCGCGGGCAGAACCCTGGTAGCTAATTAGTCCGTCCTTATCTACTCTAGTCAGCATACAACAAGGTCTCTGATACCTAGCCATGAGCTTATTCGCCACAAGACCACGGATCTCCGCCTTTATCTGATTAGGCTCCAAAAGGAAAAGAAGAACTTTGTGATCCATCATATGATTTTCTTCAATAAGATGTGTTACTAACTCGATGCCAGCGTCCTCTGCCCTAGTCTGTCGGTTCTTAACGTTAGTACAGGTACGAACAGCCTGGGCTACGATGGTTTCAGTCTCTCCTGCCTTATGTCCTCTCTTGGTAGAAGGAACTTCCTCAAGAGCTTTGAACTTCAACATAGACTGAAAGATTAATGATTTCTCTTCCATTGTTCCAGATCTAGTTATTGCATTAACAAGAGGAACAATATAAAATGTAGCACCCCATGCAGTCGGGAAATCTCCTAACTTAAATTTATTCTTTTGCCACATTTCATATATGAATGGGTTGTGAATATTATCAGGTACCAAACCTTTGAAGATAAGCCAGCGGGTTTCGGGTGACTTCAGACTCATCATATCACCATCCAGACCTAACGCTACAAGATCTAGGTACCAATCCGCATAATTATATCCCCATACTTTATCGAGATACCTGCAAAACTGCCAAACCACTCCCGCACCAGATAACTCTTTATTCGGATACTGTGGAGATTGTGAATTAATGAGAAATAAGCCTTCATGCTTTTCTGTTCTCCAAAAGTCCTGTTCTTCAACTTCATGATGATCAAGTATAATAACTTTAACTCCCATTTCTTCAAACTGCTTTAAGAAAGTTACATCATTGGAACCAGCATCGGGAATGATAACTAATCCAGGGTTTCTCTGACATATCTGTGCAAAGCAATCACTAAGTCCATGCTGCTTGCCTTCGTGCATAAAACAGCAGACATGCTTCGTAGCATAATCTGGATCCAAATCATAAATATAGTTCATCATTATAGCAGAACTTGTATATCCATCACAGTCGCAGTCTACTATCATACAAGTTGTTTGACAATTCTCTATTGCATCTCTGAGAGCAGCCGCTGCATTATACAGCAAATCTTCTCCAAATACAATAGGATCGTTTATATCATCATCTGATAAATGCAGATAATGTTGAATTTCTTTAGGAGTTAGTCCTCTATTGATAAAGACCTGCTCCATAGCAGAATAATTTTCATTAGGTGGGTTAATTAACTTAAACTTCATTGTATAAACTTACTCTCCTTTTATATAATTCCATAAATACATCTTTACCTCTATCAGTAGGACTATCTTTATAGCCTAATAAATCCCACTTATCAAACAAAATAGATATAGTGGCATATCCACCATATTTCTTATGTATTCCTTTTAGATTTCGTGTGAGTTTCTCAAACTCTTTATCTCCAGACTCTTGGAACTGTTTATCCAGTCCTACGATAACTTCGTTAGCTCCAAGATTCATCAAGAGCCAAAATTGATAGTTGATAAACGCACTTCCGCATACACCAACTGCAATATTATTCTCTTGCCCAAACATTGTGGCATATTGCAGAACAGATTTCTCTGACTCAAATACAAAGACTTTTTTAATCTGCCTTATGTTTTCTTGGTTCTGGTACAAGCCATAGAGATTGAATGATAGCGGATGGTTATACATTGTGCCGGATAGGTAGGCAGGTCTATACTTTCCATACCTATCTATGTTTTCTTGTATCAGGTTTCTTTCTCTGATGCCCACCAGCTTCCCGCTTATATCTCGGTGTGGAATGATGATCTTGCAATCCCGCGGTTCATATTTGATCTCATACTCTTTCATTACCTCTTGTGAGATACCGTCCTTAATCCAAGGGGTGAGTATAGGCTGCGGGAGATGCTCCAAAATGGTTCCATCATATTCCTTTAATTCAACCTCTTGTGTGTCTATCTTTATATCTTTTATTCTATCAAATTTTTCCATATATGTCAAGTCTTCGCGGATAGGACTTTCCTCTTCGAAGACACTCTCTGGACTATATCCAAAGTATCTGGCTACATAATCAATAGCCTGCGGAAGTTGGAAGTTCTCATTATCTCTTGACTTAACTTTCAGAACCAACTCAAATATATCCCAAGAATCTGCACAGTCTGTATAACAGTGAAATAGTTTACTATTAGGATAATAATATAACTTGTGAGTTGTTCCACAATGACAGATAGTTTTATTTACTATTGCTCCTTTCTGCCACTGTGGCTCAGCTCCTAATTCTGATAGAAATTCAAATATGCCTTCATCAGATATTTCATTTTTTATTTTATCTTTGTCATACTCATAATTAGGCATATTTTCCTCCTATCAGAACGCTGATTCCTCTTCTACTTTTATCTTCAATAAAGGCATATCAATTACATTATACGCCCAGTCTGTAACAAAAATAGTATCAAATCTACAAACACCTGTGTTAGACACAACCCATAAGTAAATTCCTTTCCATTTGTTAGCTCTACTTTTGTAAATACTAATTTTTACATTAGGAACAGGCAAACCATTTTGATCACAGAAAGGTTTAATCTTTTCTATATCATTCTTTCTGACCTCCATCATAATTGAACCATGGTCAATTCTATCTGCAATGGCCTTAGAGCCACGTAGCAAATTCTGGTCAGGAGTTTCCGCATCCTGATAATCTGCGTTCAGCTGTGTACTTGACAGAATGAAAATACCATACTGCACAGCAAGTTCTTTTAACTTTGATGACAAGAGGAAAAGAATATTGTACTCTTTCAAATCTTTTACTCCATGTATCTCTGTTAAAATTTTTGCAGATGAATGAATGTAATCAAAGAATACATATTGAACTTGCTGTTCTCTTATGTATTTCTTAATTGTAGTTTCAATACTCTGTAAAGAGAAATCCGGCATACAAACGAAATGTATTTTACTTTGCTTTAGTAACTGCTTCGCTTTTACAATTCGCTCCCACTCACCAGCATAATATTCATGCATCGTGATATGATCTTCCTCTACACCTGCTATAAATGCGATTGCGGAGGTCTGGATCTCTTCCTTATCCTGCTCGGTCGCGATGAATAGCACAGACTGGCACGCGCCGGTCGTCATCCATTTATCTTCTTTTATATTATATATCTGCGAGCATCCGATATAGCAAGCGTCACCTATCATG